TTACAACAGCGAAATATTAATCGATAACGTAAACCTAGCAGATGCAAAAACAATAGTTAATTCTAGAGTATTTGCACCTGAAAGAGACCAAGTTTTTTTAATACACAATTTAAAAAGCAACGTGTATAAGATGTGGAATAAAGAAATAAAAGAAAACGGATCTATTGAATACAGAGGTTTACAAAAAAGATATTATTTAATGCGTGAAGCATCGCATACTTTTACAACTACAACTCAAATAGGTAGTAAAAGCTCAGGAGACCATCAAGCAATTACCACCGTACCAGTTGAAAGTTTCTATAATTTAAGAATGGAGGATGTTGTAAGAAATTACTACGCTACTATAGGGGCTGTTTTAAACTATTCAAAAATAATAGAAGCGTCAATATACCTAAACGAAAAAAACATTTCGGATATGGATTTTAGTAAGCTATATTGGATAAAACAATTAAGTAGTTATTTTCTTTTGAATAAAGTAAATAATTTTACAAAAAAAGGAATTACAAAAGTAGAACTTATAAAAGTAGATTATACGCCAATTATTGATGATGATAGATACGCTAGTGGCACAATTAATGAAGCTATAAATTTAGTACCTAAACTACATTTTGGTTTTAATCAAAAACAAATTACCGCATCTGTAGGGCAAACCATTACAATTTATCAAGATACTATCTATAATTCAGATAAATACTATGTAGCTTCTTTAGTTTCTCCAGGTGTTACAATAACACAATTAGATTTAAACTTAATAAAAGTTTCATTTGCAACAACAGGCGCTAAAACATTAAGTATTACAGTAGTAAATAATGACAGAACAATAGAAATAAATTCAAACGTTTTAAACATAACAATAATATAATGGCAAAGGTAGTTATAGCAGAACTCGAGCTAGACATCACGGCTCTTTTAAAATCTACTTCGGATTTAAAAAAAGAAATTGACGCACTTAAAAACACTCAAAAGGATTTGGCAGCAAGTGGTGATAAATCAAGCGAAGCGTTTGTAGCAAACGAAGCAGTTTTAAAATCCTTAAATAGTGCGTACGCTTCAAATGTAAAAGTAATACAGGAAAGCGGAAAAGCAACAGCAACGCAAGCTGACCAAGCGCAACTTTTATCTTTAGCTTTAAACCAAGAAGCCACAAGTATATCAGAAGCACGTGAGCAAAATAAACTTTTAAATAAGCTGCGTAATGAAACAAATGTTAGTACAGAAGAAGGGCAAATACAATTAACTGCATTAAATAAAAAGTTAGATAGTAATAATGCTTTTATAAAAGAAAATGCAGATGCTTATTTAAAACAAAAAATAAATATAGGTAACTATTCTGAAAGTATAAAAGAAGCCGCAGGAAGTATAAATCCTTTGAATGGAGGATTAGCTGGATTTACTGAAAGAGCGCAAGCCGCAGGAGGTGCTGGGAACTTATTAAAAAGCGGATTATCTGGTATGATTACTGGTATGATGGGAATGGTAAAAGCCTCGCTTGCTTTTATTGCAACTCCTATTGGTGCAATTTTAGCTGTTATTGGTGTTGTGTTAGGAATTTTAATAGGCTTGTTTAAAAATTTAGATCCAGTAATGGATAAAATAGAACAAGGATTTGCTGCGTTAAGTGCGGTTATTGATGTAGTTAAGCAAACATTTTTAGCTTTAATTACTGGTGCAAAATCTTTAAAAGAAGCGTTTAGCGGTTTTGGTAGTTCAATGGCAAATGCTGCTAAAGATGCTGCTAAATTAAAAGAGGCTCAACAAGATTTAAACGATGCTATGCGTAGTCAAGAAGTTTCAAATGCAAAAGCATCACAACAATATGATGAATTAATTGTTAAATCTAAAAACAGAACACTAACAGAACAGCAAAGAATAGCATACATTCAACAAGCGCAAAAAATTGAAGAAGCAAATTTTAGACAGCGTAGTGCTTTAGCCGATGCTGAATTAAAAAATGCTATTGAAGCAGCAAGAATTAAAGGGCAACTTTCAGACCAAGAAGTAGCCAATTTAAAACGTAATACAATGGCTTATGGTAATTATTTATTGAATACTGGTAAAATTACTGAAGAGGAATTAAACGCCTTAAAAAACGCTGAATTAAACAAAATTAAAATTAAAGATGAATCTACAAAAAGATTAGAAAAATCACAAAACCAAGAAGATAAATTAGCTGAGCAAGCAACTGCAAACGCAGAAAAAGCACAACAACAAAGAGAGGCTTTAGCTGAAAAAGAAAAAGCCAGACGTCAAAAAGAAATTGACGATTTAATAACCAAGTCAAATATTCAAATTGAATTATTTAAAACTACGGAATCTGCTAAACAAAAAACAGCATTAGAAACTGCAGATTTTAATAAGAAACTTTACGAAAAAGAAAATGCAAATTTAAAATTACAATTTGATAAAGGTAAAATTTCAAAAGAGCAATACGAATTAGAAAAATTACAGCTTTCACAAAACTATGCAAAGCAACAAGCTGATTCACTTTCTCAATTTGCAAATGCTGAATTAAATTTATTTTTAGAAACTAACAAATCTAAACTTGCTGGAGCAGAAACTTTAACAAACGAATTAGTAGCAGAAGAAGAGCGTAGGTTAAAATTAATTGAACAAAAGAAAATTGAAAATTTAGCAAAAGATAAAGAAATTGATGTTGCTAAATTAGAAGCTAAAAAATTAAATAACGAACAATTAACAGTTGCTGAATTAGAATTTGAAACTGAAAGAATAAAGATTGCAAGTGAAACCGATAATACTATTCAAGCAAATAAGAAAACACTTGAGGAACAAATCAAAGCACAAAAAGCTGAACAATTAGCAATTGATAAAGAAGTAGCTTTAGCGGAAGCAGAAACAAAAGCCGAAGAAGATGCAATAAAAGCAGAGCAAGATTACCAAACAGAAATGGCTCGTTTAAATAAATTGCTTACTGATAAGAAAATTACAGAGGAGCAATTTGCTGCATTGAAAAAAAGTGCCGATGCAAAAACTGCTGAAAATGAAAGGATAGCTTCTTTAAATAGAACTTCAGCAACTTTACAAGAAATGGGTAAAGTAACTGCAGGACTTGAATCTATGTTTGGAAAAAACAAAGCTATTGCTTCTGCAACTGCTTTAATAAACGGAGGATTAGCTGTAACTGAAATTTTAAAAACTCCTTCATTATTACCAGAGCCAGCGGCTTCAATTTCAAGAGCTATTCAAATTGGCGGAACTATTGCAACAACAGCAAGAAGTATATCACAAATTAACTCAGCTAAATTTGAAAAAGGAGGTATTCAAGAAATTGGAGGTAAAAGACATAGCGCTGGAGGTACTAAATTTTGGGGCGAAGATGGTACACAATTTGAAGCTGAAGCAGGAGAAGGAATAGGAATATTAAATCGTAATGCGTTTGCATCGTTTATGGACTTTAACAACTCACATAGTAGCGGTCGAAGTAATGGCGGTTTCTTTGCAGGAGGTGGTATTATTACACAAGGTGTACGCCCTGAAACTTTAAACATCGATAGCGTTGTAGATGCAATAGCTAGTATGCCAGCTCCAGTTGTAGCAGTTGAAGAAATTCAAACTGTAGGTAATAGATACGCTACAGTTGTAAATGGTGCAAATTTATAGTATATTAGCAAAATGAAAATTAAAAACATTTTAAATGGTTGGGGTAACTTCATTGAAAAAAGTGAGGTTACTGAAGCAATGGCAGAAAGTCGAGCTGCTCAATGCATTAAATGTAACGAATGTAAAGAAGGCAAACTATTGGCACTTATAAAAGATGACTTAAAAGAAATTGAAGGACATTATTGTGCATTATGTTATTGCCCTATAAGCGCAAAGATTAGAAGTAAATTAGAAACTTGTCCAAAAAATTTATGGTAAACTACGACTTTTTAAAAGCTATTCCACAAAGCCAATTTTTAGAAATGGTTAGACGTGGAATAATACACGTGAAAGTAATGGATTGGTTAGTAGTGTATGAATTTTATTTAAACGAATTGAAATCACATAAGAAATCGGTTTCAGTAACTTATACTTCTGAAAAATATAATTGCTCAGAAAAAACTATTTTGAGAATTATTAACTTTATGGTTAATTAATATATCATTTAATTGCTTTTCAAACTCCTGATATTCGGGAGTTTTTTTATAAGCTGGTGTTTGCATTTTTCTTATAGCTCTTTTACTTTGAACAGTCAAAGAATAAACCAACGCAATAAATGAAATTATAAATAGTATCATACTCAAATTTACTTATTGATACATAGTAATTTAAGACAAATTTGTGTCTAAATGTATTGACTTCTTATACTTAATTTTGTAGGTATGGAAGGAACTATTTTTATTAACGGTCAAATCGGAACTACTGAAACCCAAAAGGGCGTGGAGTTAATCGATATAATCCAACAAGTAAAGGCACAACCTGAGGCACTTTCTTTTAGAGTACATATTAATTCAGAGGGCGGTGTTGTAGATACTGGCTTCGATATTTTCAATTACATTAAATCTTTACGCTTACCAATTACAACTGTAGGGAGTGGCTTAGTTGCTTCAATTGCTACTGTTGTGTTTATGGCTGGAGATAAAAGAATATTGACTACAGGAACTGAATTTATGATACACTCGCCAATGGGTGGTATTGATGGAACAGCAGACCAAATTGAAGAGTACGCACAAAGCGTAAGGGATTGTGAAAATAGATTGATTAAATTTTATTCACAACAAACAGGTTTAAGTGCCGACGCATTACAACCGTTATTAAAAAATGAAACTTGGCTTACAGAAGACCAAGCGACATCACTAGGATTTGCTACGTTATTAAACGAGCCTATTCTTGCAAAAGCGTATCTTAATTTAAACAATGATAAACCAATGACAAAAGAAGACAAAAGTTGGATTGAGGAAAAATTTACCTCGATTCTTAACTCGTTCAAAAAGAAGGTTGTAAATATAATTTTACAAGATGCGAACGGAGTTAGTATAGACTTTGCAGAAGTAGCAGAAGGGGAAACTCCTGAACTTGGTGCAATGGCTACAGTAGACGGACAACCTGCAGAAGGTGAGTACATTATGCCAGACGGAAGTACATTTGTATTTTCAGCAGGTGCATTACAAGAAATTAGAGTTGTAGAAGAAGATTCAGCAATGAAAGAAATTGACGAATTGAAAAGACAACTTGCGGAAAAAGAAGCTGCATTACAAGCGAACGCAACTACAATTTCAGAACAAGAAGCTCAAATTACTAACATCGTAAAAGAAGTTAAAGAATTGAAAGCTGGTATTACTTCACGTTTTAACGGAGAAGAGAAAAAAGAAAACAAAAAAGATGAAGTTATTACAAACAGCGCTTTATCTGCATTAGAAAATTTAAAAACTAAAAGACGTAAATAAAAATGGCATCAGAAATTACATCAAGTTTTGCTTTTAACAGAGAGGAACTTAAAGACTGGTCAAAAGTAATTAATGAATTAACTTTTGGCGACCCTGCACTTAATGAATTACACGACATTGAGCAAGGAATTAAATACAACCAACAAATTGTTTTTGCTGGGCGTATGGGATTATTAGGAAAAACCGTTACAGGTTGTACACCAAATGCAGTAGCAGGTGTTGCACTTACTGAGAAAACGTGGACACCAGTAGACAAAGACTTCAGATTAGAACATTGTTCTGCTGACGTAAACGCACAAGACAAATTGATCCGTCAAATGGCGAAAATGAATCCTGACTTTTACAATGTAATTGAAGGTTCTAACAACGTAGTAGGTAACTTCTTAGTTGCAAAAGTTGTTGAAGGATTCAACGAGAATTTAATCCGTGAGACTTGGTTTTCAGATACAGCGGCTGCTTTAACAACTGGTGCTGGTGTTTTCAAAGTAGGTACTGATTTAGGTTTCTTTAATTCTTACAACGGATTCTTTAAACAAATCTTTACTGAAATTCCAACTACAGATTCTAAATATGTAGCAATTACTAAAAATGCTGCTGCATCTTATGCTTTACAAGCTTTAGCTTCAGGTGATGCAATTGCAACTTTAAAAGCTATGTACGCAAAAGCTGATTCAAGATTGTTAGATAGTGGTTCTGCTAAATTCTATGTAACTAGAACTTTATGGGATGGTTACTTAAATGATTTAGAATCATTACAAAACTCTGGAGCTGGTAATACAATGATTAACGAAAACGGACAAGTTTCTTTAACTTACAGAGGTATTCCAGTTGTAAAAGTTGAGGTTTGGGATAGAACTATTGCAGCTTACCAAGACAATGGAACTAAATGGAACTTACCTCACAGAGCGGTTTTATCAACTCCAATGAACTTAAAAATTGGTACTTTATCAACTGACGACTTCGGTACGTTAGATGCTTTCTATGACCAATATCACAAAGTGAATGTTATCGATGCTGTTTACACTATCGATGCTAAACACTTAGAGAAATATATGACAGTAGCGGCTTATTAATTTAAGCCACTACTTAATTTTAACTTTTAAAAAATAAAAATATGCCTTGTGAAGGATTAATAACCGCAAATATTTTATTTGATTGTGATAACCCTAGTATTGGAGGTTTAGAAACTGATGTATTGTTAATCAATGCTGAAGATATAAACATTGCTACTACTACAATTAGTGCAACAAATAAAACGTTAATGACTAACCTAGCATTAAAAGCAACAAAAGTTGGCTTTTTATTGCAGGGAGTTAAACAAATCAATGGTACTAGTTACGAATTGGTTAAAAAAGAATTTGGACCAGATAAATTTAAACATATGTTTACAGGTGTTATCTTAAATCCAAGTGCTGCAAACAAATTACAAGCTACTTTACTTTCAGAAGGTGGTAAATATGTAGTTGTAGTTGAGCAAAAATGGAAAGGTGCGGCTAACGCTGATGCATTTCAAGTTTACGGATACAAATCAGGATTAGAGTTAATGACTTTGACATACAACTCAAAAGAAAACGACGGTACAATTTCATTTACTTTGGAAAGTACTGAAGGATATGAAGAGCCAATCGTACCAATGACATTATTGGAAACTGATTACGCTACTACTAAGACAGCATTCGATGCTAAATTCTTATCATAAGTGGCATGAAATGAATGTGGAACTAATTATCGGTGGGAAAACTGCCGATAATGTTCCTTATTTAAAATTATTCTTAATAGATTACAAAACAGAATTTTCTATTGAAACTGTAAACGCTGGATGTCAAAAATGTATCGTTGCATATCATAGAGAATTTATAAAAAAGTACAGCACAATGGAAAATACTTCAAATTACCAACTGCACAAAAAAAGAGAGGGCTTACAATTAGAATTTGGTGGCTCAATTTTTATCACAAATGAAAATCTTACAGACCGATACGCTGAAAAGTTAATCAAACGCTTCAAAGAAATCAATCCAAACTTTAAAATGGAGGATTTATTTGAGGTATATCCTACAAATATCACTACAGAAGTAGTAGAAGAAGCGCCAAAAAAACAAAGAAAACCACGTAAATAATGAAAGTTACAGTCTTAGACATAGTTAAAAGGCTGGTTACGTGGGATAAAAAATTAGAAATCTATCAAAATGGTGAGGATAATGCATATCCTGAGCGTATAGATAGAATTATAAACAACTCCGTAACCGCTAAAATGGCATCTGAAATGATGGTGCAATACTTAATTGGAAAAGGTTTTGGAGAGTCTGACAATTTTCAAATTAATGACAATCAAAAATTAATTGAATTTGCTATTGATGTAGCAGATAGTTTAACACGTCAAAGAGGTGTGGCTATTCATTTTGATTATAACTTAAATATTGAAGCGGTTAATCCAAAAGTTATTGATTTTACAAAAATTCGTTTAGGTAAAAAAGATAGCAACTTCTATAATGGTAAAATACTATTTAAAAACGATTGGAGCAACGCAAAAGAAGAAGAAATAACTTTTGATGTATTCAATAAAAACGTTTCTATAGTACAATCACAAATTGAAAAGGCTGGATCTATTGAAAAATACAAAGGACAGGTTTTATATATCAATTTAGATACTAGATACTTTTATCCACTTTCACGAATAGATGCAGTTTTAAACGATTGCGATTCTGAAAGTCAAGCGGCTATTTACAAAAATATGATTTTGCGTAAAGGTTTCTTTGGTAAGCAAATTATAATGACACCTCCGTTAGTTTCAAATGATGAGCCGGAAATGCTTTTAAATGATGCTGGGGATTTGGTACGTAATAGAGAATTTGCTAAAAGAAAAGCCGAAGCGGATGAGGTTAAAAAAACAATTGAAAGTTTTATAGGTTCTGAAAACGCTGGTGGCGCTTTAATGATTGAAAGCCCTGACTTCATAAACGGAATAGATACAATATTTAAAGTTCAAACTATTAGCTCGGATTTAAACGATAAAATGTTTGAATACACTGAAAATTCAGTAAGTAAAAATATTCTTATGGCTTTTAATAACTTGCCCGTTGCTTTAGTCAAATCACCTGATAGTGCAATGTTTGGCAATAGCGGTGCAAGTTTATTAGAAGCAAAGAAAATGTATTGGGAAAACACTTCAAAAGAGCGTAATAAATTAGAAACTATTATAAACGATATTGTTCAAAATTTACCAACGTGGAACGGACAATATGTTTTTATACAACCGTTAATCGCTCCGCCAGCACCTAACAACACAATAGTATGATAACAACACCATTAATCACACGTGGCGAAATACAACAGTATAAGCAGTTAAGTAATTCAATTCATAACAATAAAATGAATGAATTAATATTGCAATCGCAAATGGTAGATTTATTACCTTTGCTTGGTGAGCAGTTGTATTACGATATTTTAAACAATACAGAAAATTATACCGAGTTATTAGATGGTAATATTTACGAATACAACGGAATAACTTATACGAATGTAGGTTTAAAAGCGGTTTTAGTGCATTATTTTTATGCAAGGTATAGTTTGTATGGCGATGTTATAGATACGGCTTTCGGTTTAAAAGAAAAGCTAAATAGCGACGTTTCTAAACAAGTGGATTATCCAATGAAAAAAACGTTATACGAACACAATTGTAACTACGCTTTTAATCTTTGGTTAAACGTAGAAAAATATATAATGAGAAACAACATTGCTTTGTACATTCATTGCAATAGCGAAGTAAAAAATAAGAATTTCAGAATTTCAAGAATAGGATAAGATGAGCTGTACAAATAACAATTTTTTCAAAGACATAAAAAAAGGCGATACTTTTACGGGTTTAAAAATGACTTTTTATAACGGAACTGGTACAACTAAAACCGTTATGAATTTAACCAATTGTAAAGTTATAATTCCATTCAAAAAAGGTACAGGACAAAATGCAACGTTTTTATTTTCGAGTGAAGATGGAACGATTACAATTCCAAATCCTGCGAATGGGCAAATATTTTTACAACCTAGAGATATGAATTATCCGGCTTTTAATTATATCTTTGATGTGCAGTTAATCACTGGCGCCAACGTTAAAAAAACTTACTTTACTAACTATTGGAAAATTTGTCAAGATGTGTGAAGATGATGTAACGGTTATTATAGAAGCTACAGAAAATTTAGTTACCATTGTAATTGATGACAATTGCGAACAGGTTACTATTATAGCTGAGGGATTAGGGGCGCAAGGTTTAAGCGCTTATCAAATAGCGGTTGCTAATGGCTTTGTAGGAACGGAAGCACAATGGCTCGCTAGTTTAGAAGTAAAAGGCGTACCAATAGGAGGCACAACAGGAATGCAATTATTTAAAACAAGTGCCACCGATTACGATACTGAATGGGGTTTTGATTGGGGTTATTTAGTTGCAAATTGGAGCGTAATTCCTACATTAAACGCAGCTATAACAGGTGGCGATGTGTATAATTACGAACTGAATGGAACGTTAAGATATAGATTTGTACCAACAACATACACACCAACGCAAGATGCTTTTTATACTTCTTTTAACGGTACAAGTGTAACGGGTTTAATAACTAAAAGAGGGTAGGTATGGAACGCAAAGGATATGCAGGAAGTTTTGGCGGAACAATTATCCGCAAGATATTCAGAAAAATATATATATTATTAATCTTTTTAATTGACAGAAAATAATGGCGTGGAGTTTTGATGTAACAAGTAACATACCTCGATTATCACAATCAGGAACAGATACGGGTTTGAGTGGTATTGCAACAGTAATAACTAATATGCCATTAGTGGCTAGAAGTACTGCATATGCCACCAATGGAATGAGAAAGCCACCTGTCCAAAATGGAATGTGGTATAGATGTTCAGTTGCAGGTACAACAGCTACAACAGCACCTACTTACAATCCCGTATTAGGAAGTACAACAACCGATGGAACTGCACAATTTGTAGCATTTAGAGCGCCAGATGTACAAACTTTAGGCACAACAAACCATTATTATATGCCTGATATTAGAGTGGCTATTAATGGTACTTTAACAAATACAAACCCACAACAAGAAAACTTCACTTGCTTAGATTTAATTATTTTTGCAGGGAACTTTACAAGTGGTGCTTGGGCTACTGATGGTGTTACACCTCGATGGGATGGAGTGCATTTTACAGCTATTAAAAGTTCTACAAGTGGTGCAGATGGAACTTCTATGAGTTTACAAAGTGGGGGTCAATTTACTTTTATTGGTGGTGAAGTGCAAACGGGTGGTGGTGTAACATTTGAAAACAACACCACACCAAGAAGCTATTACACAAGATGGAGAAACACAAAAGAATACGGTGCTTCTTCAGCTCGTTTTAGAAGCTCAACTGTAAATGCTATTTTTCAAAACGTAGAAACTTACGACTTTGCGTTTGACTTGTTCAAAATGCCTACAGTTCCGCCTAGCATTAAAGCTCGTGGGTCTGAATATGTTTATCAATATGTTGGTTTACTTGCTGGAGGTGTTGATGCAAAATTTGCGGCATCAAACCTTGAAAACGTAGATGGAACGTATGACTTTGACAACTATGCTGGTGGATGGGTTGAGTTATACAACTGTGCCAAAGGTGCTGATTTAAATGTAGTTTCTCAATATCCAAATAGTTCAATTTGGGTAAAACATTGCGTACCATTATATCAAGATGTAACTATTACAGCAAAAGATACAGCAGGTGCGGTGGTTCAAAACGTAAGATTTAATACAACTGAAATTCCAACTAATAGCCCAACGGTTACATTTACAACTGCAAGTGGTTTAAAAACTTGGGATTTCAGAAATGCTTTATCTTATGAAACTACTACTAATGCAAGTGGAATAGCTACAACAACACCTGTTTTAAATGTATGGTATTGGCAAACAAGTTTTAAAGAAAGTTTAAGATTTCCAAGTTCAACTGCTGTTTATCAGGGTAGAGCTTACAATTATAAAACATTAAATGTATCAGCTCTTTTAGGTTCAAGTTCAGCTGTTCAAGTTAGTGCAGGTATGATTGCTTTAGATACTGCAACAACGGTAAACGAAGCGACTGCAGGAGCAATTACAGGAATTACTTTAACTCCAAGTGGTGCAACAGGTGGAACAATTACAATTTCATCAAATAAAAGTTACCAAGATATTTGGAATTATTACAGATATTGGATTAGTCAATTTGCAAACAAAACTTCAAATGATACTTGGACTTGCACAGGTGGAACTTTAAACACTCAAAATTGGAATATTGTAGTTAATACAGGTGTTACTCTTACAAGCTCTGCAAACATTTCAACTTTAAAAACTTTAGGGACTGTTACTTTAAATGGAACGGCTGCAATTACAGGAATTTATCAAGATAGTACAGGAACATCAACAGTATTAGAATTAAACCCACCAAGCAACGGATATTCACTTTGTATATTCAAAGCAGATGGTACTACTAAATACTTTGCATCAAATGTAAATGCGGGTAGTTATTATGTTTACTTTGCACCAAGTGAAGCAGGAACGTATTATTTAGCTGCTGAAAAATACGGACAAAAAAGAACTGCTGATACTTTGGTTTTAAGTGGTGGTGATGTTTGGTATAATATTACAGATGCTGAAGATGTCGGAATTACAGACACGTTCGCAACTGCAAGTGCTTACACAACACTTTCGACTACTTCGCAACTTTACGATGCTACTGCTAACTTTAGACTTACTGAAACAGGAATAAAACTAGGTCAATTAGTTGCAAGGGATGGTTTGTATTTAGACTTTGGAAATTACAACGTAAAAATTAAAGATGATGCTTCTGCTATTGTTGGGGTTGCAAGCGGTACAATTACTTACAAATCTATTGTAGTAAACGAAACTACTAAGTACAACGCTATGAAAGCCACACCGCCTGCAACGATTACACCAACTGATACTGAAATTATTAACGTATTAATTGAAGATGCAAACGGGGATAGTAAATTAGCTATTTTAGGTGGGGATAATTTAGGTTATGAATTATGGAAAGTAACTACTGCAACTGCAACGGATGACTATGCAACAGGAACTTTATTAACCACACTTGCAACAAATGACGATGTTTATCGTTTTATAGGTATAAGTGGCTATGATATTGTAGGTAGAGATACAAGTTCAGGAGTACGTAGAAGAAGTTCAATGCTAAAAGGTAGTTATGAACAAGCGTTTTACGTTGGTAACCAAATTCAATTAGCAACAGATGCACCGCAATTATTAGCAACTATTGATAAAATAGACGAACTTACTTTAAAAGTAGATACTAACCTTGACGTTAAAGTTTCTACACGTTTAGCCGATGCGGATTATATTGATCCAGCAACACCGCAAACGGTTTGGGAGTACACAACACGTACTTTAACAAGTGCAGGAGCAGCTGGTGCAACGTTAGCAGAAATTGAAGCAAGTACTATTTTAGCAAAAGAGGCAACAAGCCAAGCTATAAAAACTAAAACGGATAAAATGGAGTTTAATGCTCAAAACCATATTGCAGCAAATGTACACCAATTACAAGCGGGTGCAATTACAAGCATTCAAAATGGTTTATCTTTAGAAACTACTAGTCAAGACATTAAAACAAAGGTATTGACTTTAAATAATTACGACGATGCTACAACGCAAACTAAATTAGATGCGTTGCAAACCGATGTTGATGTTATTGAAAGCACAATGTATGCAGTTCAATCAAACTTAAGTGATAAACCTAGTTTGGTAGATATTGAAAATAGTGCTATATTAGCCAAAGAAACAAGCGTACAAGATGTGAAAACAAAAGTAGATACTTTAACTAATTATGATGATGCAACAGCACAATCTAAATTAGATGCTATAAAAGCTAAAACAGATACTTTAGTAAATACAGATTTAACAGGAATAACAGCAGATTTAACAATTATTAACAACGGAATTAAAAAAGCAAGTCTTTTAATCCCACATACAGATAATTTATAATGAATTATAACGATGCTTCAATTTATATTACGCCCAATGGTTTTAAAGCAGGCAAACTATACGCTGTAAAAGGTGCAGATTTAGACGTTACACGTGCAACAAGTGCTACAAGGGTAAACGCTAACGGAGTGATTGAATCAGTAGGTGCAAACGTACCGAGAATTGATTATAGCGGTGGCGGATGTCCGAGTATATTAGTTGAGCCACAGAGAACTAATTTGTTACAATATTCAGAACAGTTTAATACTTCTCCTTGGAATGCGAGTAATGTTAGTATAGTAGCAAATGATACAGCATCACCAAATGGAACATTAACTGCTGATAAAGTTATTTGTGCAAGTGGTAGTTCTATATCTCCAAATATTTTTTATCTTAATGGTATAAGTACAATTATAGGGCAATCTTATAAATATACTGTTTATGCAAAAAAAGGTAGTAGTAATTTTGTTAAAATACGTTTTAGCGGTTCGGCATTTTCTACCGAAACAAATTCACCTGTTTTCAATCTAAATACAGGTGTTGTTGTAAGTGGAACAGGAACTATTAACAATATAGGTAATGGTTGGTATAGAGTTGAAGCAACTTCTACCGCAACAGGAACAACAGGTGCAGTTGTAACTATTGATATACCAAGTTCTACAGCTGTATGGCCAAATGGCAATTTTACAGGAAGTGAATTTATATATATTTGGGGAGCACAACTCGAAGCAGGTTCTTACGCTACTTCATACATTCCTACAACTTCTGCAAGTGTAACACGAAACGCAGATGTAATATCTAAAACAGGTTTAACAGGAATTGCAAGTCTTACAACAACTTTTGAAGATAACACAACGCAAGTTTTGGAAAATCCAACAAGCTATACTATGCCAAATGGTCGAATTAAAAATGTAGTAGGAATATGATGTATATTTATAAATTAAGATACACAAATAGAGCCACTGCAATAAACGATTTAATTGCAAAGGGTGTAATTGATACAAACGAAAATAACACCTCTATAACGCAATCAGTTGTAGAATTAGGAATAATTGTTTTAACAAGTGGCACTTACGATAGTAACTACAATGTAATTACAGAACCAACTTACGCAGATGGCTATCATTTTGACATTATGGTAACACAAGCTATTGATTTCGGAACTGCAAGGGTAACACCCACAAACGTAAAACACGCATTTTTAGGATTTAACACGAACGATTATAATGAAACTAACCAAAACACAAATACAAATGAAACAACTACTTATTAAGTACGCACCTATTTTAATTGCTTTAACCGCTTTAGCAGATACGCAATTTGAAGTATTATTACAAATCGGTTTAACTTCTACTGCTATTGCGTGGATAAAATTAACAGGTTTATTATTAGCTTTATATTTACCAAGTGTTAGTAAAAAGGTTAATATGATGGCGAGGGAGTTAGATAATTCAGACCCATTTAATACAAACATACCAAAAGGCACAAAAATATAATGAACAATAAAATAATAGGCATATTAATAATATTATTATATTTTTTAGGTTTTCACATTTGTGATTATTTTTATCCTGATGGTGGAGTAGATTTTATAAAATTAAGAATTTCTATTTATTGCCTTATTATTTTATTAGCAATTGAATACAAAAAACAAAACTTATTAATTGAAAAAATATTCCTTGCAGTTATATTTAACAATATTTATGTACTTTTGTTTAACAATGAAACAAACTATTCTTTAAACGATATTTTCTTTATAGCAACTTTTACCTCAATACAATATATTAAAAACCTACAAATAATAAAAAAATGGTTAAAACACTAATGGAAAACTGGCAAATATTAGCTGGTATAGGTGGCTCAATAATAGCTTTCTTTGGCGGACAAAAAATGAAATCAATAGAAGAAAAAAAAGCGAATAGCGATGCGGTGCTTTCTATGCAAACTGTTTATGAAAATTTTGTAAAAGATATTGAAAGTCGTTATGCTGATATGCGAGACCAAATGCAAGAGGTCAGAACAGAGGTAATATTATTAAGAAAAGAAAATAGCGAACTACGAAAAGAGCTTCGAGTGTGGGAACGCAAATACAACTCCTTAAAATCTGAATTTGATAAACTTACGAAATAATGGCAAAGATAACAACAAACTTTAGTTTAGAAGAATTTAATTGTAAAGATGGTTCTGAAATGCCTAACGATGTAATGATAAACATTATTAAGTTAGCTAAAAATTTACAGGTACTTCGTGATGCAGTAGGAAAAACAATTACTATTACAAGCGGATATAGAAGTCCTAAATACAATTTAAAGATTGGCGGTGCAAAAGATAGCCAACATATAAAAGGAACTGCTGCAGATATTAAAGTAAAAGGAATGACACCAAAAGAAGTAGCAAAAGTGATTGAGGGTTTAATTGCAAATGGTAAAATGACACAAGGTGGAATAGGAATATATCCAAGCTGGGTGCATTATGATTGTAGAAAAATAAAAGCACGTTGGTAACAACAATAAAAAAAGCCACTAAATTAATAGTGGCTTTTGCGTTTCCCCCGAAATCTTCCATTAAAATTTCTTTTACTGGTGGTGCAAATATAATAAAAAAATGGTACACAAAAAAAATTCTGCATACCATTTTAAAACAATTTATTATGAAGCAACAAATATAAACAAATTTTTGTAATTTTACAAAAAAATAAATAATTATGGAAACAAGTAATAAAAGAATAAATTATTTAACTTGGTTAGGTTGGGTAATTTTATTTATCGTGTTATTTTTTCGTGGGTGCAGTCCTGATCCACAAATAGCCGAGAAAATTAAGGTAGTTACAAAAGAAGTCAAAGGCGAAACGATTATTAAAACCAATATAGTACACGTTCCAATAACTAAAAAGGTGCGTGATACTTCCGGAACTGGTTTTTATGTGGCTCAAATTGATAAGTTATTTGAAGAAAACCAGCAAATGCAATTAGAGTTTATGAAAATGGATAGTTTGCAACAAATACAAGCGTATAACAAAGCA